ACGAACTACGGACGTAGAACGATCCATTCTTCCACATGGCAAGGGCGGATTCAAATGCCAAATTACCTTTAGAGCCTACATTGATGGTAAATGGCATTTGGCTATGGGCGAAGACATTGGTAATGCCAATGCCAGTTTAGATCAAGTCTGCGCCAAGGCCATGCAATCAGGACGTATCAACATAATGGAATCAGTGTCCGGGACCAAAGTAACAGGTAACCAAGAAATGATCTGCACAGATCGACCATTACCAGAAAGTCGTGCAGTGGTTAATATTGGAGATACAGTTTGGGAAAGCGAAGTCCAAATGCATCCAATCCATCGTAATCCATTTAGTTATCGCGGCAGCTACTGCCGTTGGTTTGTAGAATCCAAACCACAAGTGGGCAAAGTAGATCTTACACAGGGTATTATTTGCCGCAGTCGTGATCAAACGGCTTGGCTAGTAGTTGACAAGTGGTAATAATTCACGTATAATAAACACATCGCAAACACACACAGAAAGGCTTATATGCGAAATTTTGTTATTGGTACAGTCTTTGGACTAATTCTAGCTACTGTTGGATTCAGCGGTATTGCTCGTATGTTAGATAAAGGTGTAGATACAATTAAAACTCAATCGCAGGAGATTGCACGATGAAATCATTATTTGTAATCGTGTTAGCTACTATGCTCACAGCCTGCGGCACAGTCCGCGGTACTGCTAGCGGATTTGTAGGCGGTGTTGGCATTGATGTAAACACTGTTGGTGACGGACTTGGATCACTCGCAGATAAAATTAAACCTGAAGGCAGAAAATGAAACGACTTTTAACTTTACTCCCCCTTGTAGCTCTACTTGCCGCATGTGGCACAACTGATCCTATGGCTAAACGTGCTGAACAAGAACGTGATCGTCAACAACGCAATGTTGAGCGTACAATTGACAAAGCACCAAAGTGGATGACAGAACTTCCAACTAGTAGTTCAGCAGTCTATGCCGCTGGTACTAGTGTCAGTGGTGACTACTCTATGGCTATTCACAAAGCCAAAGCTGATGCCTACGGAAAGATCTGTATGAGCGTTGGTGGTACCGCCAGTCAACAGACTAAGATCTATCGCACTGACAGCGAAGCAACTAGCACTGAGTTTAGCGAAATGGCTTTGAAGTCTAGCTGTAAGGAAGTTGACCTTACTGGTGTAGAAGTTCCTAAGGAAGGCATTAAAATGATTCCAGAAGGTAATAGATATCGCGCCTATGTGTTGGTTGTTATGCCAACAGGTGATGCCAATGTTCTACGTCGTGCCAAAGAGGCTGCACGTCAACGTGAACTGGCAGCGGCACGAGCACCACAGGCTCTTAAAGAGTTGAACTGATCATGTTGAGACTTGCTACGGCTATTATGGCATTGGCAAGTCTCACAGGGTGTGCCGCTTACAATACAGTCAGTGTTGCTAGTGTGGTCACGACGGGTAAAAGTATTGTAGATCACGGAGCCAGTCTGGCTACTGGTGCTGACTGCAACATGCTCAAACACTTATGGACTGGCAAATACATTTGCGAGCAGTCTCTCACCTATAATCAAAATCCATTATGAGTAGTCTAGCAGAATACTTTGAAGCTAATAGACCTAAGCCTAAATATCATGTTGGCGATAGGGTTGAAGGTACGTATCAAAAGATTCCCTACGTTGGAACTGTCTACACAGACAATATGCGTAATGATCTAGAAGGCCCAATGGTATCAATACATTTAGATCTTCCTATGAAGATAGATAAAACTTGGCACACTATTATTCGTGTTAAGTATAAAGACATTAAAGGACTACGTAAATGAACGGAACACCCTCAAGCTCTAGCCCAGGCATATCAGGCTTTATTGAAATATTCGACGGTCGATTGAATAAGATGAAGTTGCACCTTAAAGAAGAATTGACTAAGGCCAAACACGATAGAGACCGTAAAGCAATAAGCAGGATTATTGCTGATGCTAGGAAGCTAAACAAGACACTGAAAGAAATGCGTAATGCCAATACCAAACTGTGTCCACATTGCGGAGAAAAATTATGATTAAAGGAATAAACTCAAGCGGACGCTACTTAACTGTATCAGGAGGAAGCCCTTCTAGTACTTACATCAGTCCGGGCAGTATTGGAGCCGGCATGTTGCGATATAATAGTAACATGAACTGCATCGAAGTCAACGACGGCAACATGTGGAAACAATTAGAAACAGGATATGCAACCGTTGAATTGAATCCAGAAACAGAAAGTCTATTAGAATGGGCAAGGCTGGAACGTACCAAGCAACGAGTCCTTGCAGAACGTATTGAACAAAATCCTGCGCTGAAGAAAGCCTATGAAGCTGTAGTTCGAGCACAGGAAAATTTTGATATCTTAGATACGATTGCAGGTAATGAAGAACCTGGCATCGTCGTAGGTTATAACTTTAATACTCCATGAAGAAAACACTAGTGGCTATAGCCCTGTATGCCGCGGGCTTTTGTTATGCTGGAGGTAGCTATGCTCTCTACAACTACGATAGAGAAGAATGGCAGGTAAGCTACAACTCATACGAAGTACGTAGCATTGCCAGCATCACCAAACTGTTTACTGCTGTGACTATTCTGCGCAGTGGTGTTGACCTAGACGAGCGGGTCAAGATAACAGGCAGGTCAAGTGGACGATTCCCACGTGGCATGATGGCCACACGTATGGATCTAATGAAGGCCATGTTGATCTCTAGTGATAACCTAGCGGCTGAAACACTAGCCAATACCTACCCAGGTGGATTTGATGTCTACTTAGAAGATGCTAATCGTTGGATCACCGGTTGGGGATTGATCAATACTCGTGTAGTAGATGCTAGTGGATTACTGGCAGGCAATGTCAGTAACGTAAACGATCTAGTCAAGTTTCTAGCAAAGATACAGGGCAACAGTGTTATCCGTGATATAACCAAAGAACGTAACACCACAGTGAGTGTGCCAAAAGGCAAGAAGTCATTAACTATCAATCTTAAGAACACCAATTCAACCTTGTTCCAATTTGACAACATCTTGATCAGCAAAACTGGCACTACCAATGCCGCAGGCAAGTGTGTGGTTATGATAGTAGAGAAAGCTGGAAGTCCTTATGCTGTGGTTATACTTGGACAGAAGAACTCACAGGAACGAGCCACATTGGCTAGCGACCTAATCACTATTAGACCAAACCCAAAGCCAGTAGAAGTTGAACCTGTATCAATAGACTTTAAGTTTCCAATATAATGGCTGTATCAGGAATGAACGATAAGGGGTTGGATTGGGACAGTAGGACTGGTCCAATGGGTGCTCCACGAGGCAAGATTGATCATGAAGTTATCGTTATAGACGATCGGGCAGTTCGCATTTACACAATAACGGCACATACATTTAGGATGGGCGATGTTGAGGATCCAATACTCTATGCCGCCCAGCCATTATACGAATGGGAGCATAGTGAAGAAGGACAATGGATTATGAAAAATGCAGTTGAAACTCCAGAATGGCATAGACATGCAGATCCATTTAATTATGGATATCAATTTGCTATCACAGCCAAACTCAAAGAACAAGATTATACACATTGGCTAATAAAGTGGAAGAAGTTGTCCACGTAGACATTTTGGACAAATTTAATTATAGTAACGCTTGACACTGAGCAACTATGATTGTATAATTAACGTATGGTTGAAACAGGGTGTATGGAAATAGGTCCATACATTGATCGTAGTAAATCTATTAATGCTGTAAATTAAGTCAGCGAAAGGTAAGTAAAATGACAACATCTTTAAGTCTCATGCAGGCCCCACATAAGTGGAATCAAAAACAGAGTATCAAACAGTTCTTATTCAAGTACAGTACTCCGTTTGAAATGGAAACAGACGCAATTGACTTGCGTACAATGGCCGAGAATTATCACGAAAAGATTATTCCACTAGAAGACATTCACCAAGCAATCGTTGCTGTCGTTGGACCAAAATTTCAAAATCGTGGACCATATACATACGATCCATCTGCAGGTATACAAATTACCTACCTGCCCAATTCATCTGCAAGTCCTAAACTAATTTACGCAGATTGGTCTGAGCTATTCCTTTGGACATTGTTCCAACGTGATGTAGCTCCAAACCATACTGTTAACATTGATGCAGACTTTGAGCATACTGCTGTCATTATGCCATGTGCTGTTAAGTTTACAATTAACGGCAAAGTCTACTATTGTGTGTGGGACGGTCACCACACACTGCAAGTATGTCGCTTACAGGGCTACACTAAGTTCCCATTGTGGGTTATTGATATTGACACAGTTTCGTGGTTAGAGATTACTAACGCTGGGTTTGACGCAACAGAAGAAGGCCGCAAACGATATGGTATTTGGTTAGCAGGTACTAACATGATCCGTATCAACTCTAAGAACAAACGTAAACTTCATGCATACGACGAGTTTATGATTAAACTAGAGTGCGGCGACAGCGAAACTATTGCCCTTAACAATATCCTTGTTAAGAATACTTGTGTTCCTAAGCGTCATTCTACGTCTGCAGGTGCGTTTACACAAATTAAGAGTGGTGTAGAATGCTTTGAGCTTGAAGACAAATACGGTAACAAGGGCATTTACTTTGATCGTGCGTTAGAAGTACATCGCAAGGCTTGGCCCAACACTCCGTTAGTCTTAGAAGTGTTCCGCCCACTTGCCTACTTGTATCATAAAGCAAGTACACAACACGGCACATTGGATGCACAGTTCGACACAGAACTTATTGCATTACTTAAAAAACAGTACGGTGATGCAGAGAGTGTACAGGGACAAATCAAAGCAAGTTATGAAAATGCCCTTTACACAGGTAAAGGTAAAGGGGTTCCTCAAGACACACATAAGATGCAAGTCATGAACGGTTTGATTAATCTGTATAATAGCAAGGTAGGCCGTGCTGTTTTACCGCCAGCTGACTATGTCTGGAAAGTCTAACATGATTAGGAAGGTGTTATACGGATTTAATTGTCCGTTTGCAAAATACACTAATCGAATTGCTGCCAAGGTAGGTATCACAGGTAATGCTGAGATACGCCTTGGCGTATATCAAAACTCCTTTAGTAAGGACAATCATACTGCCTGCTTTAATGTAGCCTACATAGGTCCAGCGAATGCAGTAGATAATTTAGAACGTGCAATCAAACGCATATATGACTGGCACATTGATAGGACAGGTCGCGGCCACTCAGAGTGGATAGGCGGATTAACTGCCACTGACATTGCAGTTATGATTGATAAGTTAATTGCAGAGGACGGCTATCTATTAGAGAAAGTAGATCCAAAGTTCCTACCTTTAACTATTGATAACATTGCTGAGTTTAACAAATTTTATAATATGGAAGAAGCAGATGAACATCCAAAAGTTTCTAGCACAAGACATCAATAAACAATTAGAGAAGGCCTGTATTTGGGGTCTGCGTTTACATTATCTAGCCAACGATCTGCGCACCTTTGCCAACGAAGTAGGCAGTAAAGAACTTAACACATTAGAACAGTACCATTGGTTCAATCAACACTTTGGTCCAGGCTTTGGCGCCGGTCCTGGATATCGTAGTGCCAGTAACGAAAACTATAACAACTTGGGATTCTGTATTAGAGAAACACAGAGCAACGTGTTAAACACTACAGAGAAGAAAGGCAACTTGGGTGCGGATCTTATTACAGGTTATGGACTAAGTCAAATGCTCACTAATGGTCTTAGTGGACTAAGCACAGATGAGTTTCACACTAAGGAAGGCGGCTTCCATTGTGAACACAACTTCCAAGTCAATCATATTAAGAAGTTAGCAGTAGAAAAGATTCTCAACAATAACAAGATTGATCCAAAGAGTCTTGTTCGTTTCGTTATGGATCTAAGTCTTGTGGTTACTGTTCACAACAGTGAACGCAAAGATGGCGGATCAAATACTAATAAGAACATTGCACCATTCTGGCGCTATGCCAATGTTGGTGCTAATGTGTTACAGTACACAGACGATGGCTTTGAAGACGTAACCAATTGCACTATTAACGAAATTAATAGCAACCGTTGGAATCGTAATAAATATTTTGCTGAGTTTAGAAACCGCTTTGAAGCAATTGAACCAGAAACTATTGATCAATACAGACAAGAAGTGTATACTAGTACATACTTGAAAGAACCATGTAGTAGTACATCCCCTGTGTTAAACGAAGAGAACTTAAAACTTTTAGTTGGTAATGATCCTAGTGCAATTGCTACAGCATTCTATCCAGATAAATTCAAAGACAGATGGAAAAAGGCAAAATGAAAAACTATCAATGGCACGAATGGGATATAAATCACTTTAGGACATTAAGTCCGTTACAAACTGATCCAACAAAAGAACTTATACATAACCGTATGGGTAGACTGTATTGGGTCACAGCAGGCGATGCATTGTATGTGCAACGCTTTGCTAGAGAGAACGGTCCGTATCAAGGACGCAATCTAAAGTTTCTACGCAAACTAAAACCTAACGCACGTACAATCTGTGACGTAGGTATGAACGTGGCAAATAACACAATGGAATACGCAACATGGGCACAGAGTGTACATGGCTTTGAACCGTTCCCAGAAACATATAAACTAGCACAGGCTAATATAGAACTTAATCAACATGTTGAGTTAAAAGGTCGTTACTATGACACAAAGACTGTTAGTACAAAGTTAGATCCCAATCATGCAGATGGATGGTACAAGACTGGCAAAGATCAATTTGCCAGTCTAACTATGACTGCTAATGTTACTGCACACAATGTAGGACTAGGTGATGCTCCAGGTAGCTTTGAAATGGAAGATCATCCTAACAATGCAGGACACAACTGTATCCTAACTGATGACCGTAAAGTTAAAACAAAGTATACAGTACACACAGTTCAAGTTAATACATTAGATAGCTACAAGTTTGATGATGTGGACATTATCAAAGTAGACTGTGAAGGCTATGAGCTTCCTATCCTTAAAGGTGCAATGCAGACTATTGCTAACTGTAGACCGGTAGTACAGTTAGAAATTGTAGAAGCACAATGTAAGAAGTTTGGATATACTCCAGATGACATCTGGGATTTCTTTATTAATCAAATTGGCAACTATTCTGTTTATGACTTTAGAGGACAGAAGTTACCCGATCAATGGCTTAAAGTTAAAGGTGTAATGGATCGTTTCTTTGTGCCTAATGAGCTTGCAGGATTGATACAACTTGATGTTGCTACAGTACACCCTGGAATGAAAGACGGCTTCAACAGTAAAAAGAAAAAACAAAAACAACAAGCAACGTTAACACAACTAGCCAAAGACTTATTTGATGTAGAAGAATGAAAGTGTTAATAACAGGAGCCTCGGGCTTCATTGGTAAGAACATGTCAGCCTTTCTGAGCCAACAACCTGATTGGCAAGTAGATGGGTGGGACTGGAACCCTAACGAATTTCCTGATGTTCGAACCTATAACTGGGTCATACACCTGGGTGCCATTGCAGACATGACCGAAACGGATGTGGACAAAGTACTACATCAAAATCTAGAGTTCAGTCAGCGTCTATTCAATGAATGTAACAAACACGGCGTACACCTACAGTATGCTAGTTCTAGTAGCGTCTACGGCAATACTAAAGACACTAGTGAGTATGCGCCCTGCTACCCACAAACTCCGTACGCATGGAGCAAGTATCTATTTGATCGTTGGGTCTTTCAACAAGAACAACACATAATGGTGCAAGGATTTAGATACCATAACTGTTATGGAAAATGGATGCACCTTAGAGGTCGTCGTGCTAATGCTATCTACAAATGGCGCCAACAGGCTAAGAAGGATGGCTTTATCGAAGTGTGGGACAATGCTGAACACATCTATCGTGACTGGACATGGGTTGGAGATGTGTGCCGCTTACAATTAGACTTTATGACAACTGTAGTTGGCAGTGGCATTTGGAATGTAGGCAGCGGACTATCACACTCATTCTTAGATATCGCAGAAGCTATTGCAGAACAAGAAGGTGTAGAGATCCGTCATATTCCTATGCCCGACGCAGAGTTACCGCGCTTCCGTCAAAAGACCTGTGCTAACCTTAAGCATCTAAAAGAGACAATAGGCAAACGCAAGTGGCTAAATGTATATGAATGGTTGGATCTAGAATGAAGACAGTAATGGTTAACGGAACGTTTGATGTGCTTCACCCTGGGCATGTTGCCTTGTTGAACACTGCACGTAGCTACGGTGATCATCTCATTGTGGCTATTGATACAGACCGTCGTGTTAAAGAACTCAAAGGCAAAGATCGTCCTATCAACAATCAAAACGATCGCAGGATCATGCTGAGTAATCTTAAGGCTGTGGACATTGTAGAGATCTTTGATAGCAAGGAAGAACTAATCACGTTAATGGAACGATACAAACCAGATGTGTACGTTAAAGGCAGTGACTGGAAACATGATACAGAGTCTACCGCACATCAATATTGTACTAAAGTAATATACTATGACCGAATTGAACCATACTCAACGACAAAAACAATACAAGATATTATTGATCGGAGATAACTGTATAGACGTATATCAATACGGCACAGTTGATCGTATCAGTCCCGAAGCACCTGTCCCTGTGTTTAAGTTCTCACATGAAGAAAGCCGTCCAGGTATGGCAGGTAATGTTTACAACAACTTAGTAGCACTAGGATGTAATGTATACGCAGTCTATGGTGAGACCAGTACTAAGACCAGGCTAATTGATACTCGTAGTAAACAACAGATTGTTCGTATTGACAACGATGTACATTCATCCAGTGCTGTCATTACCTATAAGTTAGACAACTACGATGCCATTGTGATCAGTGACTACAATAAAGGCACAGTTAGTTATGAACTAATTGAATCACTGCGTAAAGACTACAGTGGCCCTATCTTTGTTGATACAAAGAAAACAGACTTAGCAAGACTAGAAGGATGTATTGTTAAGATCAATAGTTTAGAGTTTAGTCAAATCAAAACTAAGTGTAGTAATATGATAGTTACACTGGGTCCTGATGGAGCAGAGTGTAATGGTCAACGATTCTCTGCTCCACGAGTAGAGGTTAGCGATGTTTGTGGTGCAGGAGATACATTTTTATCTGCTCTGGCCTACTGCTATGTAAATACTGCCAGCATAGAACAAGCTATACAATTTGCAATAACAGCGAGTGCGGTTACTGTACAACATTTAGGAGTCTATGCCCCAACTTTGCAGGAATTGGAATGAGAGTATTAGTAACTGGCCACAAAGGATTTATTGGACAAAATTTAGTTCAGTATATCAATGATAACACAGACTGGAATGTAAATCTATACGATTGGGACGACGGCAATATGCCCAGTGTAATGGAACAGGACTGGATCATTCACTTGGGTGCAATTAGCAGTACAACTGAACGTGACCTAGACAAAATAATGCGCCAGAACGTAGACTTTACTAGACAACTATTCAATGCGTGTAAAACATATGGTGTTAATCTACAGTACTCCAGCAGTGCCAGTGTATACGGGCTAGGAACAGACTTTACTGAAACAGCCATGCCAGATCCACGCACACCGTATGCATGGAGCAAGTATCTGTGTGAATACTATCATAGACAACATCAAGGCGGCAATACTGTGCAAGGATTTCGTTACTTTAATGTTTACGGCAATCAAGAAGGGCATAAAGGCAGTCAAGGTAGCCCAGTAAGCCAGTTCAGCAGACAAGCAGAATCTGGTAAGATCAAGCTGTTTCATAACAGTGATAGCTACCTACGTGACTTTATTGCTGTAGAAGATGTATGCAGAACCCATGTAGAGTTTATTAAACAAGTTAAAGAATCTGGCGTGTGGAATGTGGGCACAGGCAATGCTGTTAGTTTTGAGCATGTTGCCCAGCTAATTGCTAAGAAAACCAACGCACAAATAGAGTACATAGATATGCCTGAAATACTTAAACAAGGGTATCAAGCATATACCTGTGCTGATCTAACTAAACTAACGGCTACTATTGGGCCGCAACAATGGATTACTGTAGAAGACTGGCTAAACAGTTAAATACAGTATGCTGATCAACGAATTTATTACCGACGAGGAACTGGCCGCTCTTGACGAAAAAGCCAGCAGAAAGCTGTGTGCTAGCTCTAAATCTAACAAAGATCTTGGAGCAAGTAATCTAGCATCATGTAAAAGCCAAGGCCTACGACGCCGCGAAGGCAACAAAAGTCACCTAATGGGCAAAGGTCCAGAAAGCCGTATGACCATGGGCGGACACAAGGTCAAGGGCAAAAAATATGGCGGCAAGATACCAGACTGGGGCACACGCAAATGAGATTTAATGAATTTAACGTAATAAATGAAAAGTTTGGTCCAGCAGATGCTGAACCAGGTGCTCCTCGAATTAAAGACAAGATGGATCTAGGAACTTTCGTAGTTAATGTTCCTAAAGGGCGTCGTGGCGTAGAAGTTGCTGATGTACAAAAGTCGTTAATTGCATTAGGTTACGCATTACCAAAGCATGGCGTTGATGGGATCCGTGGACCAGAGACTGTGGATGCAGTTAAGAAGTTTCAAACAGATAACGGGCTAACTGTTGATGGCGATCCAGGACCTGCAACAGTTGCTAAGTTAAATGACGTTCTAAAATCTAAACCTAATATTGCTAGCAAGCTAATTAAAAGTACACCTGCAGATGTTAAAGCAGCACCTAGTGCAAGTAATATAGATACTAAAGCAATACAAGATCCTGACTTCAATAAAAAGTTAGATAAAATTGCTAATGCATTAGGTATTGAAAGCAGCCACTTATTAGCTATTATGAAAATGGAGTCTAGAGTTGATCCATCGGCTGTTAACAAACAGTCAGGGGCTACTGGACTTATACAGTTTATGCCGGATACTGCTAGATCATTAGGAACTAGTGTAGAAGCATTGCGAACAATGTCTGCAGTTGAACAATTAGACTATGTCTATAAGTATTTTAAAATGGTAGGCGTTAAGCCAGGAATGGATCTAGGTGATCTATATATGGCAGTGTTTATGCCTAAGTTTGTTGGTTATCCAGATGACTTTGTATTAGGAAAACAGGGTGGTGGGAAGGTACCAGGCACAAACCTAAGTAGTGATTTGGTATACAAACAAAATAAAGGTTTGGATAAAAATAAAGATGGAACTATTACTGTCGCTGACGTAAAAGGTTCTATACAACGATTTGCATAATGAATTTAACTGGTAAACTTTTAATTGCTCCTCCTAATGTAAGAGGAAACTTTTGGCAGAAGACTGTGACATTTGTCACAGAGAATCACAGCCGCGGCAGCATGGGTCTTGTGTTAAACAAGAAATCTAAAATGCCTATTAGAGAGTTTGCCCAACAGTGTAATATAGAATGTGACATTGAAGGATTCATATATGTAGGTGGCCCGGTAAATGTCAAAGCACTTACCTTAATACACTCATCAGAATGGACCTGCAACAATACCATGCACATCAACAATGAGTTTAGTATTAGTTCTAGTCATGAGCTGTTACAAAGACTAGCAATGGGTGATTGTCCAATGCATTGGAGACTAGCATTAGGGTTATGTGCATGGGCTCCGGATCAATTAGAAAGCGAACTCAAAGGCGTTGCACCTTACAATCACGACTTTAGTTGGCTTTTGGCTACACCAAATCATAATAGTGTGTTTGCCTTAGACGGCCAGGACCAATGGACTCAGTCAATTGAGCAATCTGGTACGGAATTCGTTCAAAATCTACTTGCTTAAATTACAAAATGGCTGTATAATACAAGCTGTTTCATACAAAAAGAAATGATTACCAAAAATGTCAGATACGCTATTACTCAACGCCGACGGCGCACCAGTCAGCTTTCTGCCGCTTAGTACAATTACTTGGCAGGATTCGATCCGATATATGGTCTTAGATAAGGCCACAGTATTAGCTTGGCACGATAATTGGATTGTTAGATCAGCTCGCTGGGAAACTGCTGTACCTAGTATTGTTATTCTCAGAGAGTACATGAAACCTAAAATAAACATTCGCTTTAGTAAAAGCAATGTATTTCTGCGTGACAACTATCACTGTGCCTACTGCGGATGTGATTTAGAAAAGAAACACTGTACATTGGATCATGTGCTGCCTACCAGCCTAGGTGGTAAGACTACCTTTGAAAACTGTGTAACTGCCTGCGGTCCCTGCAATGCCAGCAAAGGTAACAACAAGAAGATTGTTCCTAAATTTAAGCCACATAAGCCCAGCTTCTACGAATTAGTAAATAAGCGTAAAGCAATGCCTTTTCAAATAAAGCATGCAGAGTGGCTTGAATACTTACAGTGAACGATGTTTTAACTATAGATTGGAATTTAGGAAATAGCTGTAATCTAGATTGCAGTTATTGCTACTGGGAATTAAAGAACGGTGCTAATCCTTTTCCACCCATTGAACAATTCAGCCCGGCCTTCGCTCATTTAGTTGAGCAGACCCGGGCCTTTTCTTGTGTGCAGATAGAGTTCTCAGGTGGAGAACCTACACAAAGTCCTGCACTTAAACAAACTATACTAGACAGTAAGAATACTAATGTTAGATTCAAACTGGTATCTAACGGCCAAAGTGATGTTGCTTGGTGGGAAGAAGTTATAGGATCTATGTATGGACTTATACTAACATATCATCTGCACACAGACCTAGAGCATTTTAAACAAGTAACAACTATTGCTCGCACTACTGATCTAAAAGTCTATGTGGCTATTACTCCAGACAAATGGGCAGAAGGCATGCAGGCCTACAGGCAACTTAAAGAACTTCATCCACATACTGTACTGCAATTACTCTACTCAAATTTCAGCAAGGGCAACGATCAGTATCTTAAATACTCAGACGACCAGTGGGCTGAATACTATGCTGAGAAAGGCATTGATGTAACTAATCAGCAACAGGTTGAAACAACAATAGAATTCAAGAGAGTCAATCATTTGAACAACTATTATGGACACCTGTGTTGGGCAGGATATAATCAGATAGTCATTGACAACTTTGGTTATGTCTATAGAGGATGGTGCAAGAGTAACAGGTCATTAGGTAATGTGTTTACTAAAGATGTCATACTTGATCAACAACCTTATCCTTGCCCTAAGATACAGTGTAAGAATGGATTTGATCTACAAGCTCACAAGAGCAAAGGAAGTTGGGGAATAGCATGAAAAAGATATTTTGGAATGTATTAGGATTTTTAAGTTTAGGCATGGCCTACATTGGAGTAATCACTCCTGGCTTGCCCTACTCAATATTTGTAGTGTTTGCTGCCTATTGCTTTAGCAAGGGTAACGAACGTATGCATCGTTGGTTATATAATCATAAACTGTTCGGGCCTTTCCTAACCAACTGGAGCGAGAAGCGTGTGTTTCCTCTAAAGATGAAATACTTTATGTTAGCTATGATGACAACAAGTTTGATCATTATGTTTTTTACAGGAGTAAAACCAATTGGAATTATCAGTACCGCAATTTTTATGGGACTTGTCGCTATTTGGGCTTGGCGTTTTCCTAGCTCTGTTGCCGCGTATGATCAACGCATTGCTGAAGGCAGAAAAGTAGGTTGGTTCAATAACAGTTTCTAATTAGCTGTTGACTTAGACCTGCAACGTATATATAATAGCATATGAAAATTGCTATTATTGATATTATCGGAATACCCTACGATGGAACCACAGTGTTCAAACAGGGACTGGGCGGCTCAGAAAGTGCTGTTACTCTAAACGCACTGGAGTTAGCCAAGCTGGGATTTGATGTTACGGTGTTCAATAGATGCAACACAGATCATGCCAGTCCAGGAGTATATGACAAGGTCACATATGTTCCGTTAGATAGACTAAATGAAGATTGGCAATTTGACGTAGTGATCAGCAGCCGCACAGTTATACCTTTTGTGGCCACTGAAGACTACGCAAAGATAGGTGACAATCGTGCTATGCCTTTTCTGCCTATGGACCTTTACAATCGTATATTAGCACAGGCAAAGATGCGCATCCTATGGATGCATGATACCTTCTGCCTAGGTGACGGACTGATAGAACAGTTGGTAATATCAGATCGCATCACAGATGTATTCACACTTAGTGACTGGCATTTAAACTACGTTACTAACTGTGATCACGGACACAAACGTAACTATGAAGTGCTTAAACGTAAAATGTTTATCACACGCAATGGTGCTAGACAATGGGTATCAGATGTTAATGTAGAAGCCAAAGACAAAGACTTGTTTGTTTATAATGCTAGTGTTACCAAAGGCATGATACCCCTAGTTAAACATATTTGGCCGCATGTTAAAAAATGGATTCCTACTGCCAAATTAAAAGTCATTGGTGGCTACTATCGTTTTAGTCAACAGGATGGCCCTGATCAACAAGAGCGTGACTGGCGAGTTATGGCAGACGATCCCAAGAACGCAGAGCTAGATATAGAGTTTACGGGCATCATATCACAACAGGATATTGCTGAGATACTAGTTAAAGCTAACTTTATGATATACCCTGCTGCCTTTCCTGAGACCTATGGTATATCCACACTAGAAAGTTTGTTGTATAACACTCCTGTAATTACCTGCAGATTTGGCGCACTAGAGGAAACAGCTCTAGCAGAGGCCTGCTATATGATAGACTATGCTATACAACCTAACGGCTTATTCCCTAATATCAATTATCCTGAACAGATTGAAAAGTTTGTTGGCACGGTAGTCGAAGCATACAACAATCCTTATCTGCATCAACAGAAGAAGTACTATTGTAATATTGTTAAAGGTTGGAGTGGTTGGGATGCAGTTGCTCTACAATGGAAACAGCACATCTTTAAACAATGCGGCCAATATCTAAGCAGAGATGAGTACAGACAAGTATCACTGATAAACAAACGTCTGCACAAAGTATACGGACGTAGGTTCCATAATACTGTAGAGTTGGAAAATTACAAAGCAGGCAACGAACAACCTATTGTGATTGTTAGTACATTTTGGAATTGTGAAAAATATATTAGACAGTGTATAGAGTCAGTAGCTACACAAGATTACGGTCGTTGGCAAATGCTGCTAGTCAATGACTGCTCTACAGATAACACTATGGGTGTAATTACAGAGTATATACAATCATTGCCGCAGGACATACAAAAGAAAATAATTATAATTGACAACATTGAACGCAAAGGAGCAGTACACAATCAAATAGATGTGTTCCGTGATTGTATTGATCAAGCTATCATTATGATCCTAGATGGCGATGATAGTCTAGTCAATGACAACTCAATACTCAGTTACTACAATACTATCTATCATGGAGATACAGAATTTACCTACGGTAGCTGTTGGTCAATGGTTGATAACATTCCTTTGATTGCACAGCCCTATCCAGAGATTATCAAACAAACTAAGCAGTACAGGAATCACAAGTTCAATTGGAATGTCCCATATACACACCTCCGCACATTTAGAAAGTATCTATTAAATGGTATAGACGACAGTGAGTTCAAAGATGGAGACGAATGGTATCGTGCAGGCGGAGACATAGCTGTATTCTATGCACTACTAGAACGTGCAGACCCAGCTAAGGTACTGGCAATACAAGATGTTGTGGTCAACTACAATGATATCAATCCTCTCAACGACTACAAAATAAACGGTCGTGAACAAACAATTACAGCAAGTAAAATATTAAATGCCAAAAAGAATACTAATAGCAATACCAACGGCTCGTAATATAGAGCCAGATACTTTTAAAAGTATCTATGATCTACAGGTGCCAGAAGGATACACAACTGAGTTCCAGTACTTCTATGGATACAATGTAGATCAAGTACGCAACCTAATTGCAGATTGGGTAGTTAAAGGCTACGACTATCTATTCAGTGTAGACAGTGACATTGCGTTTGCTCCAGACACATTGAAGAAGCTGTTGGCACATGAGGTAGACATGGTCAGTGGCTTATACATACAACGCAAGCCAGGCGAACACATACTAGAAATATATGAGCCAACTGCTACAGGCGGCTCTACTCATATGGACTACGCCAAATTAAGAGGCAATGGTCTAACTGAAGTCGTGGGCTGCGGTTTTGGCTGTGTGTTAGTCAAGACAGAAGTCTTTAAGGCTATTGGCTATCCATACTTTAAGTATCACTCCGCATTAGATCATAGATACACAGTGTCAGAAGACACAGACTTTTGTATCAAAGCTCGTCGTAAAGGATTTAAGATATATGCTGATCCTAGCATACTCTGCAGTCATACTGGCTCATGGACATTTAAAGTGGGACAGGGTTACAAAGAAGACACTAGGACTAGTTATGAGTTACTAGCTGAGAAAAGATTATTTCCTGCTGAACACACTAACTTTCTCAAGTACCTAAAACAAATGGGCATAGCACCTAAGGTAGTTTATGACATAGGTGCATGTGTACTACACTGGACCAAAGAAGCCAAAGAGCTATGGCCTGAAGCTGACTACTATGCATTTGAAGCAGTGGCAGAACTAGAGACGTTCTATAAAGCATCAGATACCAAATACCATATTGGGCTGTTAGGCGACAAGGATGGAGTTGTTAAACATTTTTATCAAAACCCAGAACATCCTGCAGGATCTAGCGTGTATAGAGAAACTGCCTATCCGCACTTATATCAGCCTACGGGATTAACACAAACAACATTGGATACAGTTGTAGCTACTAGACAATGGCCCATGCCTGATCTAGTTAAAATAGATGTACAAGGTGCAGAAATGGACATTGTAAAAGGCGCATTGGCTACATTTAGTGAATTAAAACATCTTATATTAGAATTACAGGTAACTGAATACAATGCAGGTGCTCCGTTAAAAGACACAGTTATTGCATTTATGGAGCAGCAGGGTTGGAAATGCGCTGGTTGCTTCTGTGACTACGGACCCGACGGAGATTACTACTTCAGTCGCTAAATATTAGTAGTTTAAAGGACTACTATGAAGAAATTTCTACTATTATTGCTATGCTTACCCTTGCTAGCATTTGCACAAAAGACACCTAAGGGTGCAACCTATGACGCACAGATCCTCCGTGTCAGCGACGGTGATACAGTTGTTATTGCCGCTCCATTCTTACCAGCACCATTCAAGCCAGAGTTGGCAATTCGTGTGTTTGGTGTAGACACTCCAGAGAAAGGACACAGAGCCATGTGCCCAAGCGAAGCACAGCGTGGAGAAGCAGCCTCTGCATTTACTAAAAATGCTATTGCTACTGCAGCAGCACAAGGTGGCAAGTTTCAAGTTACCATGTATGGTTGGGACAAGTTTGGCGGACGAGTACTAGGCGATATCTTAATCAATGGACAAAGCCTACGTGCTGGATTGATTGCTAATGGCTTTGCTCGTGAGTACTACGGCGAAGCTAAACAAAGCTGGTGCAACTAAAATGAAACTAGCATCTTTACTATTAGTCTTAACACTTACAGGATGCAGCGTATTAGGCCCTTGGCCAAGTAAGTGGGATGTTAATCAAGCCAAGGTCACAACAGACCTGCGCCAAACTGCTGCCAACTTTGATTGCAAAGGCAATCTAACAGAACAGCTAACTGTTCTGAACTTACAACTACAGTGGTTTGATTTGTATGCTGAAAGTAAGAACACTAAAGATGTTGCTAAACTAACAGACACAATGAAAGCCACTGCTAAAGAATTTGCAGAGAGATCAAATAAAGGTCCAGTGAGTCCTATCTATTGTGATATCAAACGTAAGCTGATAATACAGCAAGCTGACATCATTGCTAAAACAGTACAAGGAAGATTCTAATGAAGACAGAACTACTATTAGAGTTTGCCAACATAGCGCAAACTACCTATGACAATCCTAAAACATCAAAGGCCAAGTTTAAAGCACTGGGCTACTCTATCGTTGAATTCTTTGACATAGACGGTGCTCAAGCATATCTATTGACCAACGGTACAATCACAGTGTTATCATTTAGAGGCACTGAAGTAACTGAAAAGTCAGATATATTAGCAGACCTAAAGTCTGGTAAGAATCTAGAAGCCTGTGGTGGCAAAGTGCATGTTGGATTCAAAGGTGAAATCAACAAGTTATGGCCCACTATCTCTAAAGTGTTAGCAGACAATCCAGGTAACCTATATGTAACTGGACACAGTCTTGGTGCTGCCATGGCCACTATAGCTGCCAGTCGTATGCAGGATCGTGTTACAGCATTGGTAACATTTGGTTCGCCAAGAGTTGGCAATGCAGAGTTTGTTAAGAGTTTAGCTGTTGAACACTATAGAGTACAGAACAACTGCGATGATGTAACCAAAGTTCCATTTAGAGCTATGGGATTTGATCATCATGGCACACATGTGTATATGAACTACTACGGTGAGTTTAGAAACTTAACTCCGTGGCAGCGAGTAAAGGACATGGCTCGCAGTAGAATGAAAGCCAGAGCAAAAGGGCAAAAGTTTATCGGTGTGTTTGATCACCTAATGGCCAACTATATTAGTAAGTTAGAGAAGTTAGGAGTAAAGTAAATGGCAGTGCAAATAGATGAAAAGACAGAAGTTACTGTTCCCTTAAAGACTTTGATCTCTGTAGTTAGTGCTATTGTCATTGCCAGTTGGTATGTGTTTACTACACAGACTAGAATTGCAGATCTAGAACATTCTATAAAAATATCAGATGAAAGATTTGCAAGCTATATAAAGCAACCGGGCCGCAATACTGCTGACCTTGAGTTATTGAGAAAAGATTTTGAGTACCTTCGCAGTGAAGTTGCTGAAATGAAACAAAAATACAAATAATCATTAAGTTAGAAAAGTTAGGAGTAAAATAAATGAGCAACGTATTACACGAAGTAATCAACTCAGGACAACCTTGGGCAGCTGAACGTGCTCAATATGCACTGACCATTGCAGAAGCTCTGCAGAACAATCAAATCACACAAGACGAAGCTCGCGCTTTACTTGAAGATTTGATCAACACTGAAAAGCTAGAAGCTGCTGGTGCTGACTTGCAACTTAGGGCAGCACTGGTGTTTGGTGTTACACAAGTTCTTAGTATGTGTTAAACACAGTGACGAGGGCTTGAACAAGATCCTCAATCATACCATCATCGTGAAACGGAGTGGGAGCAAATCGCAACCTCTCCGTTCCCACATCTACTGTGGGATAGTTGATGGCCTGCACATAGATGTTGTGGTCATTCATTAGTGCATCACTCATAGCCTTAGCACGTTTAGCATCTCCAACCAGCACAGGTACAATGTGGGTAGTTGAACACGCCATAACGGGTATGCCAGCTTTAATCAATCTATACTTTAGCTTGCGAGCACGATCTTGATGTTGCTCACGTAGTTCTCCGTGACTCTTTAGGTATTTGACAGCAGCCAGGGCACCAGCACAGGTCACGGGACTCATAGATGTTGTAAAGATAAAGCCAGCAGCAATACTACGGATAGCATCAACTACCACTGAGTCACAGGCAATGTATCCACCCTGTACTCCAAATGCTTTACCAAGTGTACCGTTGATTATATCAACACGATCTTGTAGTCCGTGATGCTCAACTTTGCCTGCACCTGTTGCACCGTATAGGCCAACAGCATGTACTTCGTCAATGTAAGTTATAGCACCGTACTTGTCAGCAAGGTCACATATCTCTCGGATCATACCCACATCACCGTCCATTGAGTACACTGACTCAAATACAATACAAGGAGTCTTGCCGCATAGTTGTGCAGCCTGTAGGCACTCTTCTAAG